TGCTCGCTCAACAAAAGCAAACTCATCGAGATAGAGCAAATTGACAGACATACCACGAATAGAAGACCCGCTGGTAGAAGCAGCAACAATCCTAGAATTATTAGAAAAATCGATACTGCCCTTATTGAGAGTCTTACAACCAGGCTGTAAAAAGAATGGAAGATTTTCAAGCATGAGAGTAATACGCCCGAGCATTTCTCTCGAAGTGGAACCTTTGTTTGCGAGAACTGCGATTGTTTTTTCGGGGTTGAAGATTGCGTACCAGAGAAGATAGGCGACAGACGAAATTGATTTACCAGATTGTCGGCAAGCAAGTACAATATTAAAACGATTGTTGTTAAAGTGATTGAACATACTTTTTTGATAGGGGTAAAGATTGAAAGGAACAAGACCCCTGTCCAACGAAATAACTTTGACATAGGTCTCAGCAAAATACGCAGGATTTGACATACATTTCGCATACTCTACTACTTCATCCTTAGTCCATTCTTGAACTACACCGTCTTTTTTTACTAGGTGGTTATATTGATATGTATCATTCGACATTCGTATTGCTTGTGGCATCTGATTCAATCACCTTTTCTTCATTCTTTAATAATCTTTGTAGATCAGTTGTGCTTCCAAGAAACACATTATTGTTTGTGATCAATTTCTGATCAGGTTTATCTTCTTTAATAATTTCTTTATGCTTCTTATTTAGATCCATTAATTTGTCGTTGACATCAGAAATATTTTTGATTAATCCCGAGAGCACTTCAAATGCTCTTGGATGTTCCGACTCTCGTGCCACTTCGATCATTAGATCTAATGACTCACGCCCTTTATCAATTAATTCATAATAAGTGGCTCTAGAATAATCGTAGTCGTAATCAACTCTTTCTTCAGGAGTTTTCTTTATAGTTTCATTCATAAGTTAATCACTCGTTCCCGCAGCTAATTTTATAGTATGAGGTCCAAACACAGTGTTACCTGTGCCCAATGTTCCCGAATACTCTTTAATTACTATTTGAATATCCCTCTCTAAATCGGCTCGTTCCGAGAAAAGACTGATCGTGAACGGACTATTTAAACGATGCCATTGATCACCAGTATTAGTCCATGTACCAGAACTACCAGATCCTGTAACTCCAAGCCTGTTTTTAGTATTTGTTCCTACGTTATAAGAGTATGCTTGGACCTGATATGCACCACCAACTCCATTTACCTGAGATGATAACCAATCGGCTATATCTATAGGAGGAGTAATATCTACAGGATCATCACCACTAGATGGACTTGATGACATGTTACCATTAGAGTATAACGTAAAACCAGCTGTTGCTTCGACGTTTCCAGAAGACTCGATAGAAGTAGGCGTTATGTTAACTGTGGTCGCAGGATGATTAATAGTAATTACAGTCGTAGGATCAATACTTGGAAGTATTACTGATTTTTCGCCAGTGGGTGTGCCCTCAAACACTTCATCTTCTGTTTCGTATAATTCAAAATTATAAGTTTTATCTCCAGTAAATGCTGTCTGTGGTTCCGAGGTTATATTTACTGGTTTAGGTGACACATCAACATTCACATTAATCCAAGGGATGTTAAATGATCTTGCGCCTTCATCAGGATCTATAAAATATATAGTATATGCGCCAGTAATTTGAGTAACGTTTCTATCAAGATCAACAATAGTGAAAGGAATCGCTGGTGCAGGATATGCGTATCCATTAATAGCTGTCACGATACCTATAAATGTAGGAATACCACCAACACTAATCCAAGCCTCGTCACCTATATTGAAATTTGCGTCTACGCCTACAAATACTCTAAGAAATTGTATTTGAGCCAACCCGTTGTTCAACAAACCGGTGGGTTGTGTAATAAAATCTTCTAAACGAACTTGAACATCTTGTGGTAAAGTAACATTGTTGGCTACAATTTCGAAATTTGAGATCGAGCCTTCGGGAACAGTGCCTCCTGTACCACCACCATCAAATCCCAAATAATTTAATTGATAACCTACTGCTGCATCATTTAACGTTATGGTTTTAGTTGCTATTACTGTACTGCCCTGATTCTCTGTTACTGTTATATCAATATCTCTAGGACCATCAGGAGTTCCATCGTCACCCATTGCAGTGAATGTGACGTATGAAGTACCACCTCCCATAGCAGGATTAGTTATTTGTTCAGATGATGAAGTATATTTAGCTGCGCCTGCTCCTGATATTGTTACAGTAAAAGGTATATCGACAAGTTGATTACCGGTTGAGGTTACGCCTATGTATAAATTATCGTCTTCAGTAACTGTTAATGCCTCTATACTACCGGTCAATGCTGTATAGTTGCTGACAGTTGTGGTTGGTGTTGAAGAGTCTATGATCGTTACAGTATTAGATTGAGCAACAGGAGGATTGCCTATTGCAGCTGAACCTATTACCAAACTAAAAGTTTCATTTCCCTCACGATTTTGATCAGGTACAATACTAACAACAATTTCACCGTCGCCTGAACCATCAACAGTAAAATCTTGTTTATTGTTAATGTCACCGTAAGGAGTGGAAATATCGTTTGCAGCTATGTCACCTACGAACCAATATTTCCAGGTTCCAGGAGTAAATCCGTTAGCAAGAACTGTGAAGGTTATATCTTCGCCTTCTTGTTGAGATGTTGGTGAACCAACAATCGACGGAGGCGTGCCTGAAGTAACTTGAGACAACTCGGCCACATCATTCGGAGATGAAGTATTGGTAGTAGCTAAATGAACTATAAAGGCTAATTGGGAGCTGGGTGGTGTTCCATTAAACTGTAAAGTAGTTGATCCAGAATTACCCGACATTGCTATAGGTCTTAAACGACTTTTTACTGTTCCACCTGACACAAAAGTGCCTGGACTAACTGTTTGCGTATACGAAAGAGTAGTAAGAGTTTTAGAAGTAACTACAAAAGATCCATCTTCTCCACCATTATAGGCAGAAGGTGTAACACCCTCGATAATAAGTCTATCGCCGACAATATACTCTGTCGAATCACAGGTTATTGTGGTTATGCCTGTTGACCAAGACCCCGCTGAAATTGTTTCAGTTGGAGTTATACGAGGAGCATCACCTGATGCAAAATCGTTTGGATTAATATCATTAAATTCCAGATAAAAGTAATATTCACCATCAGGTATATTTGTGCCACCGAAAGTGTATGTGATTGTTTCATTAGGAACCGCACCACCCGTTGTCGGATTAGCAATTATATTGTAAACTGAACTTTGATCCGTGAAATTAAAAGACGCACTAGTTCCGACTGCGGTGCCTAGTATAGTCGTGTCGGTAATTTCCATTGCACCGGTAACGGTGTCTTGAAAAATATCACTCGACGTTGTGGTTATTGTTATATTTGTCCCAGCGCCACCATTGTGAGAATATACTGATGAACCAGAGAATGCTGAGAGTCTGAAATCAGAAGATATATTTCCAGTAAATTGCCATGCCAGAGTATCCCCGTCTGCATAATCGCCTATTATAACGTTAGCCACTATTGAATTACCTTCAACAGTATTCGGCACTGTTACGCCCACAGTAACGATTCTTTCTTGAAGAGTTATTGCTTGAGATGCAATTTCGACATTATTAACGTTTATAATTTTAAAAATTGCAGTCTGATCACCTGTGTTGCCTGTGTTAATTAAAGAACTTACATTAAAAAAACCTGATGCTACTGTTGGTGAAGAAGACGTAACAGTAAACTCTTCGGCTGTTCCAACAGAATTTGGTATATTACCCTCGAAATCACTTGCAACAACAGTCGATAGTGTCTCATCTAAGTACCATCGTAATGTGTTTTCACCATCATACGGTAATTCTGCTTTATTACCTAGCAAAGTAAACGTCAACGAATCACCTTCAACAATCGTTGTACCCGGTGAAACGTTTAATTGCCAATTAGGAATTACATCAACAAGATCGCATGTCATTTCGGCTACAATTCTATCACTTCTATCTTTGATGTATATCTTAAATTGTTCGTTAGTAGGTGCAAGAGGATCTGTGCCTTTAGGATCTATTATCGTCTTTATAGAAAAAGAACCAGATCCGTTATTCATTTCTAGATATTGTGGTGAATTGGATAGTGGTAATCCAGTATCTCCATTAATAAAATTAACACCAAAGTCAGCATCTGATGTGTCAATATGTTCACCGTACCAATAAACAGCATCTTGATTCGTTCTCTGATTCAAACTATCTACAGTGAATAACCAATCAACACCTTCATTGTTAGATGCCGCCGCAGTAATAGTGTATGTTGTTCTAGTGTAAGCATCAATAGCATCATTTAATGTTACAATGGGCGTTGAAGCTTCGTCTACTATCAGAACTTCTCCACCCAAATACATACCAGCAGGATGAGCAAACAATTTAAAAACTTCTTTCCATTTTGAAATTGAAATGCCGGTTCTAACCAACAATGCAAAAGTTTGATATAATTTATCATCGGTGAGATACTTTAATCCGAAAGGACCAATTTGAGAATCCACATCACCTATTTTAAAAATATTTTCTTTTGTGTACAAAACCTCAACATCTTCGCCATAGAACGAACGAAAAAACCACTCTATTGCAAATTTGGTGCCCTTAGATCG